GAGCAAAGTCTCCGTTAGTGGTTGTGTTCTCAGCGTTGAACCGCAGGTAGTAGGAACTCTGGTCTGCAGTACCGTCAGGAGCCACAAGCACCGTATAACCTTCCCACGAGAACGAAGGAAGCTCAACAATGTTGGTTACTTGGTTAGAGAAGCCAGCCATCAGAGTGTTACCTCTGGCGTCTGAGGCGATGATGCTTGTGATAGAACGAGCAGCGTCAGCGCAAGTAATCAGAATCTGAGAGTCTTCAATCTCAAAATTCAGCTCGTTATGAATATCAACCTGATCTAGTCCGTGACCAATGGTGAAGGTGGTTGATCCATTTGCGGTTGCGTTAACCGCAGATCCTGACTCATCCACAAGAGTAAAGGACCCGGCAGCAGTATCAACAGTTCCAACAAAAGTAGTAGCCGGAATGCCAGTGCCAGAAACCGTTTCACCTCCATGGACCTGAACAATATCAGTTGAGGTAACACTAGTTACGGTAGCACTACCAATTGAAATAGAGCCCGTAATAGTTCCAGTGTTGCTTACCAGCTTTGCCGCAATATCAGCAGAACTGACAACGTTGGTGTTACCACCTGAATCAGTTAGAGAGGGAGTCAGGTAGTGACCACTAATCTCATCACCATTATCAAGCGTGATGTGAACAGCGTACTCAGTGTCGTAGTCAACAAGCTTGATCCAAACCTGAGCTCGAGTTGGTACGTAAGCGTTACTGATCTCACTAATGTTGTAGCGAGTCAGAGTTTCTGTTGAGTCGTATGCGATCTCTTTCTGAACGTTTGTAACGAATACGTAGTCCTGAAACGACGTAGCCCTAAACCGATCACGAGCCCTACCAGATCCACGTAGGTACTCAAGATTGGCGGTGGTAATGTTTGCAAAAGGTTGCTCATTTGGAACCACAGTAGGCAAGATGCCTGTGATTGGTTCAACGTCAGATACACCAGTAACAAACGTCAGACTCGCTTCAATCGTCAGCGTAGTTCCGGTGTTTGTTGCAGTGGCGTTAGCACTAAGCGTAATACGAGTATTGGCTACATCGATATCAAGAATGGTCGTGTTGTCAGGAATCCCTGTTCCTGTAATGGGAGCACCAACAAATACGTCATCCATCGAGCTGACGTTGTTGATGACTGCAGAACCACTCGTAGTGTCACCTGTACGACTAATGGTACTACTGTCGTCTACAACAAACAGAATGTAACGCTCAGTGCTACTGCGGTTGTAAACAAACGTCCAAGCTTCGTTCCATTTAATTGGGGTAGTCAACGTTTGACCACCAGCGTTTTGGGTCAAAGTATCGACACGCTTCACAGGCACAGAACCCAAGCGCTTCTTCAAACCCTCAACGAGATCGCAGTTACCGTTCTCAAGTACCTTGGCAAAACCAGGCAGCACAAAGCTGTCCGCCTGTTGGTTTACGCCCTTATTAAGTGGACCAATAATTTGACTAAATAGTTCTTTAGACATCAGCGGTTCAGGATATCGGGACCAAAGTTAGTAGTCACACGGCCACCGTACATATCATCAGGACCACTGATGAAGTTGTAGTTCTGAGCCATATCCTCAGTACGCTTCAACGTTTGTAAAGCGTTCTGCTCATCCTCAGCTGTGTAGCTTTCGATGCTGGCAGAAGTCACAGCACGGTTAGCAAAGATACGACCAGCACGGATGGTGATGTACCGTCGTCCAGTTTCAGGGATGCTGTCCCAATCCAACTCTTCAACGATCTCGGCAACAAGGTCACTAGTGTTGCCAGTAACTGAAACACCTAAGCTGGCTCTAAGATCGTATGTATTTTTAACGCGATCAAAAAGCCTAACACCACGAAGAACGAAACGCTGGCTAGGGTACGTGAGAGGGTTGAACCGAACAGCCAAGGTGTTGGCGGGAAGTTGGGACTGGCCTGTAGAAGCGTCCAGAGGTATGGAGTCATAAAGCATCGTGTTCCAAGACCATCCAGCTCCCTGGACTTCTCGGCTCACCTCATCAATAACTTGATCTGCCAAGCTTACATCGCCTGTCAGCGGAGCGTTGAGACTGTTTACAGGAGCTTCGCCAATAATGGCGAGAAGCGTGTTAACCGCGTTGAGTTTACTAGTCGCCATTATCGCAACAAAAAAGGGGAAACATTTCTGCTTCCCCCATTGTATTGGTAATTAACTAGAACCTATTTATCAATAGGGATTGCCGTCGTGCAGCAGGCTCACGCAGCACTCAGGGCGCAGGATACCGTGACCCACGGCATAGCTAGCGACCATCATGGTGCTCTGAGTCATGGCCTTGTACTCAGCACCGGTCATCTGCATGGACACGTCCTTCAGAGACACAGTACCCACAGCTTCTTTGGTGAAGCAGAGGCCGAAGCAGTTGGCGATAGAGGAGGTGTTACCCTGCTCATCCTGGAAGTAGTCGTTGGTGCCAGCAGCAACACGACCGTCGGAACCGTCACGACCATTGGTGTAGTTCGGACGCTCACCACGGGTGGTAGCAGCTTGGTTGCTCAGACCAACGTAGGACTGACCATTGGTATAGGCGTTGATACCCAGGTGGTTGCTGGTGATCAGGCGGAAGCCAGCCACAGAAGCAACACGGTTCTGAGCGAAGGTGCCGTTAGCACCGGTGCCACCGTTGAAGTCGGTGTTGATAGCGCGGTCAGAAGCCAGAACGTCATAATAGGCCGCAGGGCTCAGAACGCAGACGCGACCCTCTTTGGGAGCATCCTTCTCGTCCAGGGACTGACAAGCTTGGAACAGGTTCTCAACGATCAGATCGCCACGAGCGTTGCGGTCAGCCGCAGCGTTGAGGTCGATACCGGTCAGGGAGGTACCACCAGGCAGGCTGTTCAGGGTGAACAGGCGCTCACCAACCTTGAAGGCTGCGTCAGTACCAGTACCGATGGAACCCAGAGGGTTAACACCGAAGGTTGCAGCACCGTTGGTAGGAGCGGTGGTGATCACGGCATAAGCACCGGAGTCCTCACCGTAGACAACCTCACCCACAGCCCAGGAGCCGAGCTCAGCGGTGGCGAAGTTAGCGCTCAGAGTGACAACGTTAGAGGCGGCGGAGACGAAAGTACCACCTGCGGTTTGGAAGTTGCGGGACTCCCAATCCTTCACACGACCGTCAGACTCAGAAGCAGTCAGAAGGGTACGAGCAATGCGCTGGTCATAAGCCCGAGAAAGAGCGCGGCCCAGCTCGGTGGAATAGATCGAACGCACATCCCAATGAAGTTTGGCCTCATCGAGGTCGTAGATCGAAGCATCAGCAATCAGCAGGTCATCAATGGTGATGATCTTTTCACCGATCATGCCCTTGTTACCCTGGCCACTGATCCAATCACCGGGGCGATGGTAGCGGCTGCTGAAGCGTCCCGTGATGGGGAAGCTGGCACTCTTGCCCGAGGAGATCGAGCGCTTCATCGTGAGGTCCTTGAACACGGACTCACGGGCGAAGGTGGTCAGAACCTCGCCACTAAACAATTTCAAAAAGTTGGCGTTTTCACGCTCATAGTTACCGGCGGCAGACCCAGCGTTGAACTGAACGCTGTTTACGCTACCCAACCGGCTAAGAGATGCAAAGTCAGGCATTTCTAAGTTTTAGTTGGTTGTTAGTCGCGTTCGCCTCGACTGTTGTTATCGCCTCAGCGGCAACAATGACACGTTCGCTATGTAAATATTAACCTGTTGGACCAAGAACGTCGCTACGATACAGCTTTTCTTGTACGTCTTGCGTATAAGCTGTGTCGTTTAGATAGCGAGGATCGTTCATAGCAGCCATCACTTCCTGGGTAGAACGGAACACGTCAGCACTGTTACCAGAAAGCTTGCCACCAATCAAAGCAGGCTCACTACCCACGTTGTCTTGGTACGCATACTGCAGTGATTGCAGTGCGTTACGAGCTCGGTAGTAGTCACCGCTGTTTACTTCGCGGTTGTACGCATCGAGTTCAGCTTGGTCAAGATTCTCTCGAGCCCACTCTTGAACGGCTGTAAAAGCTTCCTGTCCACCAATACTTTCCATAATGGTGCTTTCTTCTTCTTGAGAAAGAACAGAAGTTTCTGGCTCTTGATTTTCTTGAGCAGTCTCTTCCGCAGGCTGGTCTTCTGCCGTCTCATACCCAGAACGACTTCCAAGTTTCTTTTCAAGTTCTTGGTAAGCCTGCAGAAGATCGTCGGCAGATTTGAACTTGCCACCGATTAGTTCCTCCTGCTGTTCCTGCTGCTCACCCTCTTGAAGAGCCTGCAGATCCTGTTCGCTGTACGGTCCCGTTTCTTGCTGGGACAGCACACCATCAGCAACGATTTCCATGATCAACCAATACGAACGGTCAGATCAGGATAGATCCAAACAGGCCGACGGTTCTTTGCAGCCTGAACATACTGCTCATAGATCTGAGGCTTCTCTTCACGGAGACGCTCAATCAGAATCTCCATTTTGGTTTTAGGAGCTTCTTCCTTTTTAGGCTTTGGTGCCTCTACAGCCTTAGGCTCCTGGGCCTCCGGCTGCGACTTCTTGCTCTGCCCGGATTGAGTCATTTTCAGCTTTAACTAGTGCGGCCTGTTTTGCAGGATCGTTGTTAGGATCTTGCGCGGCCATTTGTTGCTGCATCATCATAGCTTGTTGCTGTTCTTCTGCAATTAGTTCTTCTTCGCTCTTGATGAGTTTGTACGTATCAAGACCGTCAGAAGCAGCAAGACGAGTAATGAGCTCTCGGCTATTAACAAACCGTGCCATAGCCTCCGGTCCCAATGTTCCGGCCAAGGTCTGTAGAAACTCGATGAGCTTGGCTTTGTCGTTACCACGACCGAGTGCATCAAGACCGGTGGTGATTTGAGGTTTGACAACATCTTTAGGAAGGCGAGGCAAACGACCCTGCCGTTCCATCATGGCCATCTTGCGGTTCACCAGCGGCAACTGCAACTCAATAGAAAGGATGGAGTAGATACCACCAAGACCTGCCTCAAGCTCCTGTGCCACCATCCGAATCTCTTCAGCCGTCACACGGTCACGACCAGAGGCACCAGCTTGAATAGCGCTGTTGAGCAGGAACGCAAAGCTCAGACGCTGTTCGATTCTTGCAATGGTGTTGAGAGCAACCGTGAGATCTGCTTGCTTCTGCATCTGCAGAGGAGCCACGTCATTTGGGTTGCCTGCCACAATTGATCCATTGGCAGCCCGAGCAAGCGCATCAGGTCTAGTAGTACCGTTCGGGTTGCAAAGGAAGATGATCTTGGCCGCGGCTGCTGATCCTTCGACAATTGCTTTGCTGAGATATTCAAGGCTCTTCAGGTCACCCAGTAGCTCTTCACAGTACCCACGACCGTAGGCTTCGTGAGCCACACGGAACATCCTCAAAGGAATCCAAGGGCTCTTTTCAATAGGAACAGATCCCTGCTTTCCGACAGGCTTGTTGTAAGCCTCTTGCTGCCAGATGCAACGATCCTTTTTGTAATCCCACTTGACGTAGGTGTAGAGGAAAACAGTTTTGTCTACAAAGCCACCTTCTGTTTTCTTGGGAGCAGTGCCCTCTGGAAGAACCTCAGGGTTGACCTCTTCACGGACAACAACCTCAAGGATGTTTCCTTCAGGATCACGATTAAGTACAAACGACTTGAGTGGATATACCCTGGTACCATTCTCAGAAACGTAGAGAAGCGCGTTACCACCGATAATAAGGTGCTTCAGTGCTTCAAACAGTGCAGTGCGATCACCTGACTCTTCGATGTCCCGCATCACGGAACGTTCCATCAAAGACAGCTGTTGGTCAAACTCAGACTGCAGCTCCTTGTAGTTCTCCAGCTCCTTCTGGAGCTTCATATCGTCTACGGAAAGACGAAAGAAAGCTTGGTTAGGAGGCAGCAAAGCAATCAACAGTTTGCTTGCTAGGTTGTTTACACCACGAGCTCCCAATCCTTGGTAGGTGGTAGCGATCTTGGTGTAGATGTTTTTACCTGTGCTGCGGTCGTTATCGGTAATAAGAGTCGGCAGCGTGTACTTACTGCACTCGATAGCGCGATCAAGGTAAATAGACTTTTCCGGCTCAAGAGCCGCATAACGTGCCGCAGCGTTAGACATTCAAACCACCTGTCGCGTTAGGAGTACCCTTTCCAATGCCACCGGAAAGAGGAGATTGTATCTCTAAATTAGTACGTAGTGCAGCAGGGGTACCGACTCGTCTCCGAGCAGCACGGCCAGTAGTGCTTGCTGATTGCTGTGCCTGGATTCGAGCCTGAAGCTGTTGCTGTTGGATCGCAAGGGCAGATGCAGAACGTTGTTGAGCGATCTGAGCCAGCGCCGTGCTACGAGCCATATTGGCTTGGCGAGCTGACTCAGCCGTTGCTGCACGAGACTGTTCAATCTCAGTCTTAAACTGAGAAGCACGTTGGCGAGCCTCACTCCGCATCTGCTCAATCTCACGGAGAGAAGCAGCACGAGTCTCTTCAGCCATTCGACGAGCTGCTTGAGCCCGTTCCCGAGACGCTTTAGCAGAGGCGTAGCCAGCGTAAGCAGTAGCACCAGCAGCAGCACCAATAGCCAGTGCAGTACCGGTAATAACAAGCTCGTTGTTGATGCCAGTAAATCGCTCGTCTAGAGGATCTACATAGAAGTCAGCGTCAACAAACTTAGCGTCGTGGCGTCCTAAATTAAACATACTTTGTCTCCTCCTGGAGGTTGTACTGATCCTTCAGATGGCGTACAACTGACACCTGACCAGCAGAAAACCAAATAAGTTTCTCTTCCATACTAAGATCAGGACTTCTGTCTGGATACAGATCCTCCAGATATTTGATAATCTCTGGATCAATGTAGGGAATCATAGATTTAAACCAGTGGGGTTAACTCGACCAGCTGCTGTGCCAGAATAACCGCCAATTCCCAGTCTTGCACTGAGTCTAGTTACAGAAACTTTGGGAGCAGCGCCTCGAGCTTTTCTTCCTTTTCCTGCACGAGCTGCAGCTGCGTCTGC